CACTGTCACATACTTGATAGCAATCTTGCTCACGGTGCCCGACATGGTCATGCCACGTTTGGTGCTGTGGAACTTCACTGTGTCACCTCGGGCGAACTGACGGATATTGTGTTTACGCAGGCTGGCCTTGGCAAATTGCACTGCACTGAGGATGCTGTCAAGTTCAGTGTTTGAAAACTCACCAAACATGATAGCAGAGTTGATTTGCTGGATCTTGGACATCTGGGTCATTTGCGGCTCCTTTGTTGCTTACTATGCCTAAATTATAGCAAAAACGGCTTTTCTGGTCAACCAAAATAATAACCCTACAATCACTAGGAGTTCTACTACCGTAAAATTAGTACGATAGTAGTACTCTAGTATTTGGCGTTGCATTTTGGTCCACATGCCCTAATTATAGCGGCAATGTGTTTATTGGTCAACCAATAAAAATGTATACTTTAGTACACAGGAGTCACAGCAGGCACAGGAGTCACTGCTAATCGTGGAGCGGGAGTGGTGTCAACATTTAATCTAGCCTCACCTAGACACTGATTGTTTTTACCTTCGCGCAAAGCACCCACCATGGCTTGGCCAGCCAAAAGTGTTGTATCTGCCACGCTGTTTAAAAAGGCAACAGGACCACAAGCATCCAACTGTGTGCTATATTGCGGAAGATTTTGCACAAAGCTCATGGTACTAACTTTATCGCCTGCTGGAAGTGTAAAGTAGTCAATGGTACCTTCGGTAGTGTATTTGGCTGACAAATTCATTAAGTTGGCCATATACGTCCAAGCAGTGTTTAGAGTGGTCACATAAGGACTGGCGCTCAACGCACTGATGGCATTGTTGGCATTGGTAATTTGCGTCAGTACCGCGGCATCATTACCAGCGGCTAACATGGTGGTGTAGGCAGTATTCAATGTAGCAAGGCTACCAGCGGCTTGCAATGCGTTAATGGCTGTGGTGGCGGTAGTAAGTTGAGAGGCAAAATTATCATGATCAACTGCTAGGCCAATCACATCGCACGTGGTTATAGTTCCATCAGGACCTGTACCAGTGGCAACTGTACTGGAAAAATATGTAGCCACAGACGGATCAATTGGTGCAGTCTGTGCTTGAATCAATGGCAAATCAGCCATGGTGTTTAATCCACATTCAAGAGTGGTTGGTGCCCAGTAATCAGTGTTATTGATATCTACCCCAGTAGGCACATCCTGTTGAGCACGATAAAACACAGTGTCTGGACTTAATTGCGCTAGTCCGTTTACTGCCGGAGCATCAGCTACTACTGCGTTAGCAAGATATGGCGTATCGATATCCCAAGGATCTCTTGACACTTCACTAATTGCGTTGGCCAAATCAGGTAGTGTAGTGTTGGTAATGTTAGTAACTTGTTCTAATGCCACTTGCACAGCTTTGTTGGCCACTGCATCTGATGCAGGAAGCACCTTGCCTAAATCTTCACAACCATTAGGAGATGCCAGATATGCTGATACATTGTCAGCAAGATTCATATTTACACTACCATCTGTTCCATAAACAGGCACTGGGCCTTCTGGAGTAGGAGTCAGTAATGTAGTGTAACTGTAGGGAAATATTTTGGTCTGATCCAATAAGTCAGTCATGAAATTAATATTTGGAGTACTAACTTCTAATATGCTCAATACCTGTTGAAGGTCTGTACCAGTAACAGTAGCCATGCCTTGATATGCTAATTTTTGCAAACGGAGATATTCGTTTTCCGAAACTGTGTCTGGCCCTGCTAACAGAGTTTGTATTTCTTTAGCCGATAATCCAGCAGCCAGCAACGGTGTTTGTACAGCACCAAATACGCCACCTACCATATTGCCTTCAGCGGCCAATTGCCGTAATAAGCCAGCAGGTGTGCCGTATGTTTTAATGTCATTCAGGTTAGTCAAGTTGCCCTGGTTTGCTAAGTCTGTTGCAAAGTTACCAAATTCTGGATTTATATTACTTACATTGTTGGTAGTCAATGCATCCATACCAGTAAATGTAGGACCAAGATAAGTTTGTGCATTGACTGCAGAATTGATGTACTGGTTGGTGGTATTAATATAGCCTTGCACTGCCATAAACCCTAACGTAAATCGGCCCACATCCCCGTTGCCAAGATATGCGGCACATGTTTGTTCAATTAAATTACTAAAGCCCGATGGGTCTAACGTAGACCCATCGGTGGCATTAAATGGAGTGGTAAGATATTCTGTTCTCAAATATGGATACGTGCCAACAGGACTAGTAGGTATGCTGTTTCCCAATGCTGGACATACTGTGCTGCCAATGCTTAACAAACTTTCCAAAGTACTTTGTGTGGCAAAAGACTGTGCTTTGTAAAAATTAACTGCGGCAATAAAATTGGTGATAACTGTGGTGGCATTGAATGTCACAATGGCCGACATCAATGCAGGAGGAAATGGTTTTATTCCTGTGTTGGCCAATAGTCCTGCCGCAGCAGTCAATTGCAATGGAGTAAGGACACCTGCCATTATGCTGCCACCCTAACATTGTCTGATCCGCCAGCTCTGGCATGCCCGCAAGTGTCACCAGCGCCAGTATAAACTACAGGAATGCCGCCGGCTCTAACTGTGCCCGAACCGCCAGCAGTTGTGGCGCTACAATGAATAGGCGGGCAACCTTTGCGACCGCAACAGGGGTGAGCACTCACAGAGTTGCCATCAACAATTACTGGGCGACCGTTGACTCGCACTGAACCAACTCCACCACTGGCCACGCCTCCTGCACTGTCTGCATCACCTACTCGTTGTACTGCTGGCATTTTATCCCACTAAGATTCGCTTTTCTGGCACCTTGATGCCTGTAGTTGCTTCGATGTATTTCATACGCACTGATTCATCTGTCAACGCAGAGATAGCAACACAATTCATATTTAGCCGGGAATTTTTCTCAGGATCTGCGGTAAACATTGACGGCACAAGTCCCATGCCTTGTGGTCCAGGTGCCACGCTTACAGGGTCCTGTAACATGGCATAACCTTCACCAGCATCCACAACTTTGGCAATCATTTCCTCGCCTGAGTTCAGTTTGAATGTGTAAACTTTTCCAATTTCCATTATTTGCTTTCTGTTAGTTTTGTTCTGAGTTCTGTGAACCCGCCCACAAGTTCGTCATCTAAAAAGATCTGTGGTACTGTGCGAGCAGTTGGTACTGCTTCTAGTAGTTGTTCTCGAGTCCAACCGTGCATGATATTGCGTTCTTCAAATTCAATGTTGCGTGATTTTAACAACGCCTTGGCCTGGTCGCAGTAAGGGCACTGGTCTTTTGACCATACAATTGCTTTCATTTTTGTTTTCCTTCTTTTGATTTGTCGTAAGTTTTGGCAAAGATATCTGTTTTGACAACACCATAGTCACCAGGACCATGTTGAACAATGTAGTCATTGCCACGAGTGTATTCTAGGTTGCCCCAACTTGCTCGAACAACACCATCATGATCAGCAAGTTTTGCTACTTTCATGATCTTCTTGGGCGTAGCAGTGCCATCTTGATTATCATCGTAGTAGGCACTAAACTTAATAGGGCTTACTGGATAACGCTCACCTTTGGGACCTGTAATAATCTTGTGACCCACTGTGTAGGCGACAGGACCTTCCAGTGTGTCTATTGTACCATTATCAGTTGCTGTTTCATACTTAATAGGAGTTGGATGTTTGTAGGTTTCAAACCCACCTTGCTGGAACCATTCGTCGTTGATCATAGATTTGGTAACTCGTCGTAGTCAATGGCATCGCTCATAACGCCAATAACATAATTGGTTGATTCATTTTCCTGCAGGGCAGTTTGTTTCTTGCTAGTATCCACGTGTTTGTTGAACCATGGAATAGGTGTAGAGCGTGGTGCCGGCTCTTGATACTTGATGCCAATTTCTTTTAGTGCATTGGCTGCTGTGTAGTCCACAAAATCTTTTAGGATCTGTGCGTTGAGACCAATCACTGGACCTTTGTTAAACAGGTAGTCCGCCCATTCTTTTTCTTCACGGATAACATCTAGATACAGTTGATACACTTCAGCTTCACACTCTGCCTTGGCCTGTGCAAAGCGAGGATCTTCTTTCACCACTTGATTGATAATCCAACCAGTCCATTCTTTGTGCAGGATTTCGTCTTGTAGAATCAACTGAATGATGTTGCCATTGCCAATAAAGATCTTGTTTTCTACCATTGCTAAAGAAGTAGCAAATGATACCATGAAGCGGAATGCTTCTAGTGCGTAACTGGCGTTGAGTGCCATCCAAATGGCTTTGACATGTGCATGATCCTTTACAGGAACTTCCAGTTCTTTTTCGCAATTGACCATGTGCAAGTGATCGTAATAGCGGCCCACACTCGAAGCCATGTCCACAATCTCTTTGGTGTCGTGTATGGTGTTGAACACATCCTTGGGCACGTTATAAATGTTGCGGATGATGTGGCTGTAACTGCGTGAATGAATGTTGGTTTCAAAGAAACTCCAATTGTACATTAGTGCTTCCAGTTCAGGTATGCTTACTACAGGAGTAAAAACCTGTGCCGGTCCACGTCCTTGCAAGCTGTCCAGTGCGGTTTGACGCAACAGGTTACTAGTAAAGATATGCTTGACTGTATCTGATGCTTCTTTGAAGTCATTGGCATCCTTGCTTAATGAAATTTCTTCTGGCACCCAAAAGAAACCACGAGCCTCTTGTTCGTATTTGGCCAGTTTGTTGTATTTGACTTCTTCAAATCGCTGAATGGTCACAGGACCAGCAGGATCCAAAAACATCTTGCGATGTAAGTAATCTGTTTTGGTAGAAAGATTGTATTGTGCTTGACTCATTTTGTTTTTTCCTGTTATTCATTTTTTTCTTCTATGGTATAAAACCAATCATCACCAGCTGACCACTTGCGGGTGCCATCCACTGTGAATATGGTCTGGGCTGCTTTAAAGTCTGGAAATTTTAATGTGCCAGAAATTAAACTCTGATCGTACCATAAGCATCGGTTGTTGGGCTGGCAGGCAAACTGCCCGTTTTCCAATCTCATAAAGTTAAAGCTCTTGTGTTCTTCTGCAACTTCAGTAAAGCCTGTATCCACGTCCATGCCGTCTGCACAAAAGTCCACAGTGAACAAATAAGTTCCGTAGTGCCATTCTTTATCTTTGCCCAGGAACTTTACACCTAGATTACGCAAGCCTATTTTTTCAATGATGGTAAAACGATAGCCCATGCAGTCCCAAAGTTGCAAGGTATCTATAGGTAGATTGCCTTTGTAATTTTCCTGCCACACATAAGCATGGATAGGCAGTTTGTCATACAATGCTCCGTAGTTGGGTAGCAAGGACTCAATACGAAACACCTGGCCGCGTAGTGCTTTGAGGCTGACCCATATTGCGGGTTCTAATTCTCCGTGACCTTTTTCAAAGTTGTAAAGAAATTCTCTTTTGACAAAACATTTAACAGGTGGCAAAGACCCTACAATATAACTCATTTAGTATTTTCCTGATGCTAGAACAATTTTACAAATATGTTCTAATCTTTCAATGTGCTCATAAGCACGCCATGGTGTTGTATCAATGGCAACTACCCCATGGCCTTTAATTCCTACAATGTCAAATTTGATATTGCCTGCTGAGTCCAATCCCAAATTACGGTGACATGCATCAGCAAGTTCTTGACTGATAGGTGCTACATCTCCTACATTGGGTGCTACTCGAGTGTATCGATTGAGTTCTGGAAATGCATTGCTAATAGTACTTAGATCAATGCCAGCATGCATGGCTGCAATACAATAGGTTGGATGAACATGAACAACAACTCTAACATCATTGTTGTGTTGACCCATTTCCATTTGTAGACCAAAGTGTAATGGAATTTCTCCACTAGGCTTTAGGTTAGCACTGATGTCAGTGTAGTATTCTTCTTGCCAGGACTTTGTTAAAAATGGTGGAACAGGATTGACCTGATCAACCAATCGAATCTTTTTAAATTGATCTGGCTGTAGTGTTTGTTTGCGCACACCCGATGGTGTGATATAAAAATGATCACGGTCGTGATGACGAATAGAGATATTGCCATCTCTACTGGTTATCCAATTGCGTTTGTACGCATCTACCAATATATCACAACAGGTTTCTAACATTTTAATTGTTCCAGTGTCTTATTGTATTTGCTATGATGAACCCACAGGTCACAACATGTATTATAACCCAAAAAGTCTTGAAGAACAAGGCCAATCGGGCTTCCTTCAAAGTTAAAATGGGCACATCTGGACGGTCATCGTCTGTGTGCCCCATTAGGTGGCCTGTGGCTCGTGCCCAGACCTTTTCTATGCTATTCATAACTTACAAGATTCACAATCTTCTTCGAGATCAAAATCAATCTCAAGCATGGGCGCAGGTGCATCTTCTTTGACCATCTTACTGCCGGCCTTATTGATAAGGCTGTAGTAGAATGTCTTGAGCCCCCAGTAGTGTGCTTGCATTAGGTTGCGAGCAATCAGTGTGGTAGGCACCTTGCGATCAGGCCAGTGCGCTGGATTGTAGAATGTGTTGGTAGAGATTGACTGATCAATATACGCAGCCAACACACACGCGGTTTTCAGATAGCCAATGCAGTCTTTTTGTGCCCACATCAGTTGATACCGGTTTTTCAATCGGTGATACTCAGGTACAACTTGTGTGAGACTGCCAGCTTTGGATTCTTTCACAGTGATCAGGCTCATGGGCATTTCAATACCATTGGTTGAGTTGATCACCACAGAACTTGATTCAACAGGTGCCACTGCCATCAGTGTGGCATTACGGACACCATGTTCTTTCATTTGTTCACGCAAGGGTTCCCAGTCTAGTTCTGGTGCAAAATTTACAAGTTCATTGACTCCGTCGGCTCGTCTCTCCCAAGGAAATACACCTTTGCCATACCAGGTGTGGTGAGAATCTTTGCAAGGACCACGCTCCTTGGCCAGCTCAACGGTGGCTTCGGTCAAGTAGTAGGCTTGGTGTTCCATCCAC